ACCGCATTTAGTGACTACTGCACCACCGCATTGGTTTTCTATGTTATCTACTTTTATTTTACTTGCCATAATTTTTACCTATTGAAATTTGTACCTTATTACTACCACTCCTGAACCGCCTGCTCCAGCAGTTCCGTCTGCTGATCCACCACCGCCACCGCCTCTATTGGTAGTTCCTGATGTGCCATTAGCAGGAAAACCTTGACCGCCAGCTCCACCGCCACCAGATCCGCCAGATCCAGCATTACCAGCTCCACCGCCTCCACCACCTCCAGCATAAGCTACTGGACTTGCTGTAATACTTGTTGTTGCACCATTACCACCATCTCCTGCTACTATTGATGGTCTAGCTGGTCCAGGTCCATTAGTACTATCTCCTCCAGCAGTTGTTGCACCACCTCCGCCACCACCATCTCCTACAGCATCAGGAGTTCTTGGACTGTCACCACCATCATTACCTTGAGAAGGACTCACAGGAGGTGTATTTCCAGTTCCACCTGCATAAATCAAAGTAGGTCCACCAGGACCACCACCTCCACCTGCTCCTCCACCAGAACCTCCAGAAGTACCAGCAGCATCTCCACCAGATCCACCACCGCCACCTGCAGATGTAATTGTTGAAAAAACTGAATTACTACCAGGATTACCATTATATGCTGCCGCTCCACCAGCTCCGACTGTGATTGGATAAGCTTGTGTTGTAATTGTAACTGCATTTGTTGGTGCATTTGCAACTAGTGGACTTGCTGTAAAATTGTCTATTGGAACATTTCTTCCTTCTCTAAAACCTCCACCACCTCCACCACCAGCAGCATTGTTATTTCCACCAGCGCCACCACCTGCTAACACCATATATCCTACTGTGTTTTCGGCAGGTGTAGAGGAAAGATTACTTACTGTAAAAGTACCAGGTCCTGTAAATGTATGAATTTTAAAATCTCCGCAAGTTGTTTCTGTTCCACCTGTTGCTACTATAAAAGGATTACCTACTGCGTTACTTGTTGAGTCTTGAACATTTTTCCAACCTTCAGTATCATCTACATATACAAAAGTTAGTGATTGACCTTCTGTGGTTGCTGAAAAATCAGCGTTTACTCCACCAATTTTTTGTGAACCATTTGGTGAAATTGTTAAACTGTTTGTTTGAAAAGTATTTGTATAATCTACAACAGATACAATGTTTCCTGCAGTTCCTGCTGGTAAGTTCATTGTAAAAGCGCCACCAGAAGTATTTGCAAAATATCCTTCGCCGTTGGCTGCTGTAAACGTTGCTGTTTTAATACTACCTGTTTGCCAATCAACGGTCCCTGTTCTACCAAAACCTGTTTGACTACCATTATTAACAACAGTAGTTCCAGAAGGAAAAGTTATCGTATCTCCTGAAGCACCAACTGTTAAATTAGTTCCGCATTGTGGTTCGATTGCATTTACTTCTATCTTACTCATTAAATTACTACCAACGTTCCTGTTACTGTTTGTGTTCCAGTAATAGTTACTGGTCCTGCTAATACGCCTGAATCAAGTGTTTGGTCTTCGTCTAAAGTAGATGCATGTGTTAGGACATATCCTGTTGCTTCCATGACTGGAGACATAGCTTTCTTTGCAGGTATTGTACAAAATACTTCTTTTGCACCTGCTGTAAAATTAACTAACGCATCTCCGTTTGTAGATGATAGCACCGTGTCTCTTGATAAAGTATCTGTTGCAGCATCGGTTACTGTACCAACACCAACTTCAAATTCATCCGCACCTGTATTAGTGATACAGTAATACGTAGTATTACCATCACCGACTCCAGATACAAAAGATTCAAAGTCTGCAGAAGCACCCGCTAGGTCGAACGTTCCCGTTCCAGTAGTGGTGCTTGTCTCTTTAACTCTATCGTTAATGACAAGTGCCATCTAAAACTCCTTAACTAATTCTTAATATTGCTGATGTAGAATTGAAATCTGGAAATTGAATTGTAAAAGTTCCAGCGGTTGCTGTTTTATCTCCACCAAAATCTAATACTGCTACAGCTTTGTTTGACTCAGATGTGTTATAAATTAAAGCACCTCTTGCTGTCAAAGTTACTCCTGTAAATGATAAATCTCCAAAATCTACTATCGCTACTCCAGTATCTAATGAAGTTGCTTGTCCTGTTAATACACCTCCACCTTGAGCGTACTGCCCAGTATCACTTACTTGACCTCCTGTACTGTCTCCAGGATATGCAGTTGTTGCTGCTGATAAGTTTGCTGTATCTTCGTATAGTGCTAATTTAAAAGTATCTCCACCAGTTTCTAATTGATGAATACCTTCAAGTATTTCTTTTTTAAATGAATTTGCTACTGCTTGTTGTATTGCCATGTTTAATCTCCTTTATAAATTTTATGGTGATGGTGAAGGAACCTTAATTCTTGGAACCCCATCATCAAATTCACCTCTTCGTCTTCTTCCCATTTGTTGAAGAGCAAAGGCTTCTATAGAGTTATCATACCTTGTTTTATATAGATTGTACATATCCATAGGTCCTTTTAGGAAAGAAAAACTCTCCACCAATACACCGTATAGCAACATTGCTTCTTGATAAGTTGAGATAAAAGTTGTGTTACTAGAATCAAAATGTGGAGGATTAATTATGTAATTTAATTGTACAGCATAAGCTTGATCTGGAGTTGGGGCTACTACAATATTATTTTCGTCCCAATTGGCATAGTATTTAGGCTGTCCTGTCGCTCCTGAAGTATTATATTCTGTGATAAAACTTGTATCTTTTTTCTCCATAAAAGTTCTATCGCCTGTTTGATCTGTAGTGCTAAAAACTTGAAGAGATCTTGATATTAAATAATCAGCAGGGGTTACTAAATATCTTTTACCAGTATTAAAAGATGAAGTAGCATATTTTCTTAAATCGTCATAATCTACTTTACCTGCAATATCTATTTCAATATTTCTAATAAATTGATCTAATAAAGTATCACTTAAAACATTAGAATCTACTTCTGTATAATCTCTGACTTGTGTTAAAAAATTTGAATATGTAATTGCCATTATGATACCTCTATAGTTACTACACCTAAATTAACTACAGCTTCTCTTTTTCTATTTTCAGCTGCTCCATCGAAAGGCTGCATTCCGTTTGAATTAAAAGCAAAATCTCCTGGTAAAGTTAAATCAACTGTAGCTCTACCGCCTCCTCCAGATAATATAGTGAAAGCTTGTGGTCTTGCATTCATTAGTGCAACACCATCTGCTCCTGGGTTTCTTGGATTTAATTGTGGATGTTTTGGTTCAAATTCTGAAGTATGTACTAAAGCGCCTGTCCATTCTTTTACCATTTCTCTATATGGAAAAGCTTGTCCTGAACGATCTGAAATAGCTTGTGAATATTTTCCTGTTGCTCTAGTTGCCATTATACACCATCTCCATAAAAACTTTGTGGTGAAATATAAACAGAAGTTCTCTGTCCATCTTCTTGTAATGCTCTTTGTAATTCATCTTCATAAACTAATTTTAAATTAGAAGTTAGTTGAGGACTTTTTAAAAAAGATAAGTAATAAGCTAGACCTGAAATCATGCATGGAATAAATCTGTAAGCAACATCAGCTGTATTAGTATAGTTACCAGCATCTTCAATTCTGTTAATTGTATAATATTTTAAATGAGTGTAAGTTGTTGCATCTGGTGTAATATATAAATTTACAACAGGTGTAGTTTGTCTATCAACAAAATATTGAGAAGGTTGTCCTGTAGTTCCTTTATTAGGTAAAGCAGCATAAGCTGATCTATCTATTTTAGTTAAAGATATATCGTTAGTAGATGCAGTAGTTCCTGCAGTCGTTGAAATATAAGCTTCAAGTACATCTGAAACAGAAGTTGGTACTGTGTAAGCAGATACACCCGCAGTTAAAGCTTGTGTTTGTAATTCAACTTTCCAAAGATGAACTCCTCTGTTACCCCACTCAGAAAATAAAATATTTAAATTTCTTCTTGCTCTTTTAAGATCATAACCAGATGTGCCTTGAACTGCACAACGGTTGTAGGCTTCTTCTACAATTTCGTCTATGTTTAAATCGAATGCTGTTGTTCCTGAAGTTGCCATTCATGTCCTTTAATTACATTAAGTCTTTATAATAATCCATTGTTTTACCTGGTGTAAGATTTTCATCTTGTAATCCCATACCAGTTTGTCTTGCAGCACCATATCCTCTTTTCATTTCGCCACCTTTAGCTTTTTTAATCATTTTTGGTGGTTGTGGTTTTTCTCTTCTAATTAATTTAAAATCTTCACCAGATATTTTACCATCTTTGTTTGCATCTAATTTTCTTTGTCCGCCTTTAAGCATCTCGCCTCCTTTGCTATATTTTTTCATCATACCACCGCCCATTCTTCTTACTAACGGTTCGCCTGTACCTTTTAAATTAGAACCTTGTCCTTTAGATCTTTTTTTAGCAAGATCGTGAAACTTTTTTAAAGTAACAATATCTTTTATTTTTTTGCCAACATTTTTAATTCCCTTTTTAATTCTAACTTCTTGAACACCAGCTTTACTTCTAGCTTCTCCAGCTTTGCCGCTATCTGCTCCACCACCTTTAGAAAATCTTTTTTTTCCTTTTTTATTCATTTCAATAATTTTTTTCATTCCTGGATAGTCTTTTGCTTTTCCAGTTCCTATACCAATTTTTTTA